ACATATTTTTGCAGTTGATAGAGTTTACCAGTTGTCCGATTCTAATCTTTCTAAAAGGTTTACCAAATAGACCAAACGAAATAGCATCCATCATTGTAGATTTCCCAGCACCGTTTGTGCCAATCATTAATGTAGTCTTAGTTTCGTCAATGTCGATAGTAGAAAACTTATTACCTGTTGATAGGAAGTTTTTCCACTTCACCGTATGGAAATTGATCATAGTGCGATTGCCTCAACATAAATTTCGTTCAAAATCCGTTTAACCTCTTCTTCGTTATCAATATTCATACCCTCTACATATTTATTCAATGTCGTGATAGTGTCCTCAGTGTCAAATTCAACCTGCTCGGTCGTTAATAATCCATGGTCTTCTACGATTGTTAAAGTTTCAGACTCACGTTCCATCTTTTCGACCAATAAATTAAAATGAGCAAAGTCTGTTTTTGTAGTTACAATTAACTTTACGATTTGTCCATCATAATCTTCATCAAGTTGAGTTTCTTTTTCATTTTCGTCATAATAAACCTTAGCGTGTAGTTTATATGGATTTACAATTTGAATACAATCTAATGTTTCAGTATCGAAAATATGAAACCCACGATTATCGTTGAAATCACTCCAATTAATTTCGTATGTGTTTCCTAGATAAAAGATATGACCATTATCGGATTTTGTATGAAAGTGTCCAGAGTAAACCGTTTCGTAGTTCTTTAAGAAATCCGTAGAACGAGAGTGATACATAGAACTAACACCCTTCATCATTTCAAACCCTTGTAAGTCAAAATGACCCCAAGCAATAGAAGATTTAGAATTCTTAATAAATTCCATTATGGTTTCTTCGTTGTCGGTATTAATCCAAGGTATCATATCAACCTTGTATCCGTCGGGTAGTTCTAAAGTTTTTGCTTCAGAATATGCAACAATAGGGGATGTACCATTAATATCAAAAAGTTGTTCTACAGAATTAACATCAACTGTGTTTTTATAATAAGTATCGTGGTTACCTACAATAGTGTGCATTGTAATATCATTATCCATCATAGGTTTGATGAATTTATTACGCATATTATTTAACGTATCAAAGTTTACATACTTACGTCTATCCATCAAATCACCACAATGAATGATAGTTTTGATGTCGTTTTCGATTAAATACGGAAAGAAAGTGTTAGTCCAAAACTTATAAAAGTAATCAGAAAATGCTTTGTTATCCCCTCTTGCTCCAAAATGAGTGTCGGTTATTACTGCGACCTTCATTTACACACCATAAACATTGAAAGGTTATTGAGGTTTTCTTTTTCTTCTTTTTCTGCTTTCTTAGCATCACGTTTTGCTTTCTTTTCTAATTCCTTCGCTTCCATATCATCAATGAACTCTTTAATGTGAATATGAAAATCACTAGAACCTTGGTCATTAATGTAGTCAAAAGATTCTTTATCATGTTCTTGTAATGAATCCATTTGTTCAAAACCACCAGATGTATCAAAATACTTGTACTTAACATACTGTTGTTTCTTTTCTTTTTGGATACGTCTAAGGAATGCGTAGTAGATTATTTGAGTAAAATACGCAAAAGGGTTATTTGATTTTTCAGGATTAAAGTTATGCATATAAGCAAGACAGTTCTCAAGACCATCCGAAATCATATCATCCTTATACGTGTAATTAATAAAGTTAGGTCGGAAAGAAAGCCTTTGAGCAATTTGTAGGAAACATCTAGCAATGTAATCAGTTACATATGGTTTCTTCTCACCAAGCGCTTCTTTATCTGCGATGTCTTTTTGATACTCAATCAAAGCTGCTAGAAAATCTTTATTATTGATGTAATGGTTTTTATTATCTTTATCTACTGCTTTAACCTTAAGAGTCATTAGACTATCCTTCTGAAATTATGTTATTAGATATATTATACCCTAAAAAGAATGAAAAGTAAAGTATTTAGAAATTAATATAAAGCTCGACCGAAGGGAGATCTAACGAACGAAGTGAGTTAGAAGGTGTAGTACCATTATTACATGTAGTAAAAAGATAAGAACAGTTAATATACATTAAGAAAGATAACTATACATTACTTTAACTTTCTAACTCACTTCGTTCGTTAGAAGTCGCAATCAAAGATTGCTCCTTGTTCTATTATTTTAGAATAACTTATTAGATATGTCTTTAACGACGCGTGAAGAAATTAAGAGACAGGTTACGGTTTCCTGTTTGCCACTAAATGTACACTCATTTATCTCTAACGGGTAATAAAACCAATACGTGGTGATACCCTGACACGATTATCTTAATTATTTAACCACTTACACGGCGGTATCAAATTACAGACCTCAATTCAGTATGTCGAATATTATAGTCTGCTCACTTCACAGAATTGCTACTATCCTAGGTTTCACGTTCTAGGCAGAAATTGTTATTTATATGCGTAATATAACAACTATTATACTATACAATTCTGTGAAAGTAAAGCGATTATGTAATTATTTTGCTTTTAGGTTGAATTAGACCAGAACCAACACCAAACATTTGTTCATAGTTCTCTGCAATTTGTTCTGATGCTTCTGCGATGAACAAAATATCATTTAATGAAATATGGATGATGTTATCTTTACAGCTCATTAAGAATGGATTAAATCCCATTTGAACTTTATTTCCTTCTTGGGATACAACTCCAATTGTCTGTGGGTCTTTAATAGTGATTGCCATGTTCTCTTCATTCATTTCAATTAGGTCACAGATAACTTCTGTTCCTGTGTGTTTCATGTGTACGACTGATATATTCATAATTTTATTGTCCTTAGTTTATAATCAAATTTTTCTGTGTTGTAAATCTTTATTCTTTCAATGAAATGTTTCAATGAAAAGTTCTTGTGTTTCTTCCATGATAAGTCGTCACTTATGTCAAATAACGTTGCTTTACCTTTTCCTTCACTCTTTCGTAAACCTCTACCAACTGACTGTAAATTTCTGATACGAGACTTGCTGGGGTGAGCAAAAATAATGTTATGAAGATTGCGAATATTGATACCAGTAGAATAAGTACCGTATGAAGCAACAATAATGGCATTTGAACTACTCTCGGTAATCTCTCTAATACGTTCCCTTTCATCAACTTTTGTACTCCCTGATACGAAAAATATTGGTCTGTTTGGTTCTTTCTTTTTTAAGTAATTGAATAAATGTTTTCCATGTTTTTCTACAAATTGAAATAACACTAATGTATTTTTAGTTCTACTTAAAGTTAAATCGCAAATAAATTTATTACGTTTTACATGTCCAATTAGAAAATCAATTTCTTCTTGATATGTCATCGGTTTTACGAACTTTCTTTCTGCGTCATCATATTTAAAGGTAATTGCTTCAATGTGTAACTTTGAAATTGTATCAGAATCCATTAATTCTTTAGTAGTAGTTACCTTTCTGATAGCACCAAATAATCCCTCAAGCACTAATTTATGTGTAGTCGTCCCATCAAGTGTACCAGTGAATCCAAACTTATATTTACAATCAGTCATCTTAGTTAAAATACTAGTTAATGATTTTGCTTTAAAGTTATGTGCTTCGTCACCGATAACACACCCAAACTGTTCAAAGAATGGTTTCTTTAATTTATAAATTGATTGCCATGTAGTGATAATGATTTGTTTATCTGTAACTTTTTCTTTACCAGAATAAATTCTATGAACGTTGTCCTCGGAGAACGTTGGGTCTAATTCAGACGCATAATCTTTAAAGTCTTTATATAATTGTTCAACCAACGATGTAGTAGGTACGATAATTAAAATCTTCTCGTTTAACTTCTTTCGGTAGTATTGAGTCAATGCGTAAATCATGAAAGATTTGCCTGACGATGTTGGAGATAATAGGAGTGCTCTGGACTCCGTAATCCCCCAATTAACGGCGTTTATTTGATAGTCGTAGGGTAGTATAGGGTTTCCATTAGAGTGCGGATTTAACCCCTTAATAAACGTCTCAGTTGATTCAAGGGACTCTTGGTCTCCTAATTGAGGGTATTCTATTGTGTAATTACGATGTTTAGCAAACTCAATGATATAGTTTATTAGTCCCACATAAACTTCGCCACCAAATACGTTGAACAATCTTATTTTTCCGTCCCACTGCCTTGACCTGTATGCAGGCATAAACTTTGCGCCTGGTACTTCAAACGTAAAGAAAGAAGATAGTTCATGAGCAATACCCATTTCCGATTCTACTCGTAAAAATACATCATCTTTAATTGTTACTACTATATCACTCATAATTTAATTATACCAACCCTTGATGATATTTCATTACGTCTAAAGCGTTCTTTATCGCAAACCCACGTATCACA